CTGCTGTCCGTGACAACAATTTCTGGGTTTTCCTGATAGAAACGACCTCTACTTAGAATCTGGACTCCAGTAATCTCACCGAATGATATGATTGGTTTGATACGAGCACCAACTCCTCCACGGATGTTGACGATCGGATTCTTCTCAAAGTTGATAATATCAGATCCATAATATCCACCACGATCAACATATACCGACTCAATCTCACCTTTAACAAATGGTGTAGCAGTAATGATGCCAGTAATAGTTGAGGCATAGGATACAATAACATCTACCTCAATTTTGGGATATTTGATAAAGTGAACACCTTGACCTCCGTCTCTTAGGTCAACAAAGTCTCTACGGTCAAAGTCATAAAGAGATGTTCCAGCAATACCAGCATTACAGAACTTGATGGTGTTCTCATCAGGGACTACCAACTTATACTTGAGTTGTGTGCTTAGACCACTAATAGGTGCTGATGGGACAATTGTTACACCTAGTCCTACAACACCATACTCAACAATATCACCAGTCTCAAATCCGTGGTTGTCGTAGCGTAGTTCGTCATATTCAACAACAACATTCTTTGGACCAAACCTCATATTACGGTAATAGAAGTCACCACTACCTTCCCTGACATTAGCGCCAATTAGAGTATTTTTGGGCAGAGTGTCGAATGACTGAATACCATATCCAGTAAAGTTGGAGGTTAGACCGACAGGGTTTGATCCATTTTCAAGTTGCTCTAAAGTTTCATATAGTTGCACAGTCCTGTTGTTGACTGGTTTTACAAAATAGATGCCACCATTGGATAGGCGTGCGAAAGAGGAAGCATTGCTGCCATAAGCACTAGCAACACCAATGCTCAACTCACCTTTATTGTTATATACAACCTTCTCTCCACGAGGTAGTTTGTGGTCTACTAGGAATAGGATTGACTCATCATTAGGGTCAACACCACCACCAAACTGAATAAGACGAGAGTCAAATGGGACACTTCTCTTGCGTCTTTCGATTTGAGGAGTAGCAATAGCACCTTCGGGGTTGTTACCACCACTTATCTTGATATCAAATACTTTATCGATATCAAAATCCTGTGGGTCAATAAGAATCTTCTCAATCCGACCTCTGATTACAGGTGTAGCAAGTGCTCTCTGAGTATTCACACCAACGGGATTAATTGCTCTGGTGTCGGTGATTAGAATATCTGGTAGGTCTACAGTCAAGCGTGGGGGAGAAACTACGCTATAACCCTCGCCACCAGCAACAGAGTCGATACTGACGATTGGTCCTAGGTAGACATTATCTCTAGACTTGTATGAATATGCCTCAACACCATTTGTTAGAATAGCGATCGAACCAGACTCAGTATCAACTGGTGGTCTATCGATAGAGACATTTAACTTATTTGCTTTAACATTGAGAGGAATCTTGTGATATGACCTTTGAGTAACGATTCTCCTCTGGTTCTGACTTTCTAGCGTGAAAGTATGGGAACCAATCTCTACACCTGGTCGGATTTCGAGAGGAACAGTGTTAATACCACCAATGAATGATGGTGAGAAGTATAGTCTGATCTTTCTCTGGTCAGACAGGACTTCAACGAAATATTCACCTAATGAGCAGAAACCAGGATTCCTCGTCGAGGTAGTTTTGTAGGTAACCAAGTCACCTGTGATGAAATCGACAACATCATCAAATACGATAGTCGTATAGGTGTTTGTGAAACTATTGTAATCTTCTAGATTAGTTGTAGTGAAACCAACAATAGAAGCATCAGTAATCTTTACATTGATTGGATATGATGGTAGTGAGTTAGTAGCAACATATAAGTTGCTGTCGTAGTCAGTCGCATCATAAAGGTTGATCACATTGGACAGAACAGCATTCTGACCATAATCAATTGGTGCATTTGTGGATGTAGCAAATACTTGCCTTCTTCTGATATCAAGAGCAATCTCATCTCCGGTAAGACCAAAGATGTCGTCAATAGTGATGGTAGCAGAGAAGAAGTCTACATTAGTAACTAGTCTTTCTCTAAGAACATACTCACCAGAACCTCTTTTGATAATATCAACATAGTCGCCAGTTTTGATAACAGACTTATCCAAGTAAGGACTCTTGACCTGGAAGTTGGTGCCGTTAATTTCAGAAACCTCTAGACGGACACTAGTGTTATATACAAAACTATTAGAAATAATTGCCTTGAAGTCTAACTCATCTCGTGTCGCAAACTGACTAACGATGTTGGTACCAAGTGTTTTAGCACGAATCTTCTCACCTTCAATACTGAAAGGAATGCCATCCTCATCAAACTCGAGATCTGACAATACACCTAGAATACGCATACTGATGGTATTACCATCACTATCCATACCACTGACAATAATATTATCTACAATCTCATCACCCAAGGTGATTGACTTATTTTGGTCACTAATACAGGAAACACCTAAGAACTGGTTGACAGTCTTTGTCTCATAAATGAAGATATTGCCATCTGCGGTGTAGAACCTGTTTGGATCATCTGTAAAGTTGGCATTTGAGTCATAGACGAATCCAATAGTACTATCTACAGTTACTGTAGTGTCTCCTGGAGCATAGTCTCTCTGAGCAAATGTCCTTCCAGGAATAGCAAATTGCTTTCTTTCATTCTCAACTTCATCATTAGATACAAAGAAGTAGAGGCGATAATATAAAACACCATCTCTAGTGAATGGTTCGATCTCAGATACAGCACCATACACATCAGTGCTATTGTTCTGGAATACAGTCTTACCCTTAATGTCCATAGGGTTGCCCTCTACGGGCACCACAACGGCGTAATCTCTTCGTGAGTAGTCTGCAGTAGATGGTTTGATTAAGAACTGCTCTAGGTCGATTACAGTTGGTTCCTCACCAAAGAGGACCATAAACAAAATACGGATCGACTCAACACTACCCTTTGTCTGATAGAAAGAGCGTGCCTGACGAATCCAGTTTCCACTGTTAACTTCGCTATTGAAGTCTAGGTCTTCGAAACCAGGAGCAAAGGTAAATTTAAACTTCTTATAAAATTGCTTGAGGAATAATGTACTGAGGTTTTCTAACTCAGCACCCTCTTTATGACTTGCTGCTTCAGATGTATCAAATACTAACTCGCCGGGATTGGATACGTCAGAATAACTAGTGATACCGCTAAACCCGCGCTGTACACCAGTAAACGAATTAGTAGTGATACCCGTATAGGTGAAAATCTCTTCATCTACTTTGAATAGACCCCACTCATTAGGAAATGCTCGTGTCGAGTTGACTTTGACAATATCTGTAGTTTCATCAATATCTTCTGTTAACTCATACTCTCCATACACTGCTTCCTTGGAGAGATTCTGGAGTTCCAGATATTGGTCCAGGTTGGAAGCAAAGTCAATTGCCCCACCTTGAAATTCTTGAGAAATATAAAACTGCTTCAGAAAGTCGTCTGTTAAAGGACTTTCTGTGAGAATAAATTCGGGTAGTTGTGAAGAGACAATGTCTTGAATCTTCACTCTCACATCAATGCCAGTTTCAATCATCAGAGATGTTCCTATTACCTTGAGAGCTTGCCGTTTCCATAACTAGAAGTGACTTTAAATCCAACGCCAGAGGTTTGCTCGCCGCTAGAAATAGTGTCCTTAATCATATTTATCTTGCTCTTAGAAACGCTAAATGAGACATAGAGATCCTTGAGACCAATGACATCATTACTCAAAGGATACGCCTGAACTTCGATTACACTGTTTGGCAACACAGTGCTCACAATTCTAGTTGTAAAGAGTTTGACTTCACCTTTAGTGTAATCAACAATACCAGCATCCTCGGTAATTGTAGTATATCTGTATTCATTCACATCACTAACGATCTCAGAGATAATAGAGATTCTACCAAGTCCACTACCATCTAGATTTCCGTCAGCATCCTTATTGGGGATGTCTGTGAGGTAGACAGTATCATTGAGACCAAATACACGGAATCCAGTAGACTTGATATTGCCACCTGCTGCTTTGTAGTAGAAAGCATTACCAAAGCACAACTCATACTGAGCAAACTGATTTAGTGATGCAGCAAGATTTCTCCTCATAACCACTTTAGTGATGTTAGAGGTTACAGCAATGTCAGTATCATCAATAACTTTCTGTGTCTTGGAATACTTGAATCTACCACCAAACTTATTGAGGTCAACAGATTTGGCATAGGAGTCCAAAGACTTAATAATGGATGTTTTGAGTGAGTCTCCAGTATTGACCTTTGTATTGTCATAGTAGACAGCAGTCTCCAACTCAACATAGAGAATCTTGAGATCTACAATCTGTTGGTTGATACCAGCAATCGTATATTGCTTGAGGGCATCTATAATAACTCTCTTGTCAAAGTCAGAGACTTCTGTACCATTTACAGGTTTGATACTAATCAATACATTACCAAACTGGGGTGGGATAAGTTCTTCACCACCAACAATAGAGACTGATTCGGTGTTTGGATAAACAGACTTAATGATGCCTTCGTAGTCACGCGTTGTGACTGCCCTGTATTGTGCCCCGTAGAGGCGAGGGGAGTAGTATTTGACCGATTGCACACTCTCGATGTTTCCGCCGTTTCTAGCGCCTTCTACGACATTGATAGTGATTACTTCAATCGGTGCAATTGGTGCTCCACTAGCACTATCTACAGCACCAGCATAGGAGAACTTAGAAGCACCATTACCATCTTCACCATCAGTAACAATGTAGTTTGCTACGATAGTTTGACCGGTCTGAAGTTTCTTACCAAAGATACCATCACCAAAGATCAATTCGTAACGCTCTTGCTCAACTTCATTGACGAAGTAGATTTCACTGTCCTTATTGATCTGTACAATATTTGCTACTCTATTCCACTTCTGTCCTTTGCCCTGCTCATTTGAATCTTTGATACGAACTACAAGTGTGCTGTAGTCCATACTGGAGTTGTTGATGATGAACCTCTGATCCAAGGAACCATCGTATCCATATTCGGTCTGAAGATATGTGCCTTGATAGATTGAAATGGGATCTTCAGCGGTACCAAAGTTTGCTACACCCAACTCATCTACAGTTGCCGTAATATCCTCTGGAATGCTAAAAACATAGTCTGTACCATCATACTGACCTACGGCGACTAAACCCGCCTTCAGGGTCAGCGTAGGGGTCG